CGATGAGCGTAACGCCAATTACCGGGGTATTCACGCAACCTGACGACGCTACGATGAGCGTAACGCCGGTTACTGGTGCATTCACGCAACCTGACGACGCTACGATGAGCGTAACGCCGGTTACTGGTGCATTCACGCAACCTGACGACGCTACGATGAGTGTGACACCGGTTACTGGAGCATTCACGCAACCTGACGACGCTGTACCGACTGAGTTATATCGTGATAAATACGACGTCATGACACCGTTGGCGCTAGACGACTATAGCGATGTGGTCAACGTAACACAGCCCGTGTACAGTAAACCCGAAGACCGTGAAAACTCAGAGCAAGAAAGTAAAAACCAAACGGTGAAATCACAACGTAGTGATACGTCACAGACGATTAACTTGAACGCGTCGTTTAGCATTGACGGATCAATAATCGACCGTAAAATCATTAAAGTCGTCGACGGTCTAGCTCGAACAGCAATTGACGATTTATCATCGAGTACGAGGGGTTAACGTGTCATTAATTAATATATTCACACCGAGTTCGCCGAGCATAGCGGGTTACGAGTTCGACGCGGTTCTTGAAGATACATTCGAGGCCACTGTCGACTTGACCGGTTATACGATTGAACTAGGCGCGCGCGTAAGTGACCACAGAATCGTAAACCCTTTCCAATGGTCAATTGTGGGAGCTGTGAGTAACAACCCATTGAGAGCAGGTGTAACCGATTTTGTCGGAGGTGTGGCAAGTAACTTCGTTAGTGATTCAGGTATTATATCGACCATAGCTGGTTTATCCGCTGGGTTCTTGGCTGGAAGTAACGAAACCCGAGCGAGTTCGACACTTGATTTTTTAATAACATTGATGACAGTGGGCGAACCATTCGACGTCGACGCTGGTGACATACAATTGAAAAGTATGATAATCAGTCGCATTCGACGAACGAAGGACGCGACGAACGAAGGGGGTTTGATATTTGAAGCTGATTTACAAGAATACAACACATTGTCGACGGTACTCACTAAAAATCAGCCGTTATTGTCACAATTGAACAGCGGCGACCCTAGTTCAACACAGGCCAGCGCAGTAACTAATCGAGGCGAGATTAAAGGATTGGCACCTTTACCGACGTCGATAGTCGCCACAAATGGAGTGATATTTTGATAACTATACCATTGCTAAACGGGGCAGCTAACGCCCATCAAAAATTCACGATCCAATTAGGTGATAATTTACTTGTGTTTGTCGTAAATTACATCACTTTAGCCGGCCCAGCTTGGAGCGTAGACATAACTCGAGAGGGTGTGACGCTTGTGTCTGGTGCTATGCTTGAACCTAATGCGATAATCACCGACAACTATAACGCCGGAATCGGTCGACTGGTGTTCACAGGTGCCGACGTCACGCTTGATAACCTGGGCGCAGATAATAGATTGGTATGGGTATCGGACGATGAGTAATTACAACAAGCGACGATGGTCAGTTACAATCGACGGTGAAAATTTTATCGAAGAAACAGAGCGCTCACAGTTTAAATGTGTGTTTGAAATACTTCACGACTTCGGCGGTTACACAAGTTACGCGGATATAGCTTTTTATAATCTAAGTGCTGACACAGCAACCAAAGCGTTTCAACGGGGTAAAGTTTTGGCTTTTCGCGCCGGTTATGCCGACTCGATTGACACTATTTTTTCGGGTTCAGTTCGTAACGTACTTAGAGAACGTCAAGGCCCCGATACTATAACGCGCGTTATTTGTCGAGGTGGTAAGATAGTTAACGAGCAATCTCAAGTTAATGAGACGCTGGGTGTTAACGTCACTGTTACCGATATCATACGGACGTGCGCCACGGCTATCGGATATCCTATAGTGATGAACGACTCACAATTCAGTAAAATAGACCCGTACCCCTACGGTTACACGTTGAGTGGTGATCCCAGGGTTTACCTTGATAACTTAGCTAAAACACACGGGTTTAAATATGTAATAGAGAACGAACGCTTAGTCGTAGTCAAGGACGGTGAATCGCGTGACGGGGATGTACACATAGTCTCACAGTTTACAGGAATGGAAGGTATACCCGAAATCACTGAGAACGGCGTCGACGTAACTGTTCGTTTAAATCCTAAGATCCGTATCGGTGGTAAGTACCGAATTGAATCGAATCTTGCCACATTCAATTTTAGTAACCTATATTTTGTGGACATACCCGAGTCAGCTGGCGTGGGTGAATACGAAATATTTAGACTGTCACACAGCGGTGATAGCTGGGGCGATGCGTGGTCGACTAAAATAACTGGTATTAGGGGGTTGACAGACCCGTCATAACAGTTAATACTTATGACTCAACGATGCTAACTGCGTAGTGTTAGCGCTCTCTAATAACGTTCTTACAAGAAGTGTTATTTAAAATCTTGACACTGGGAAAGACTAGGTTACAAGTTACCGCCGACGCGGTTTATTATATTGTTAAGTTATCTTGATTAATTTGCATTACCGTAGCGTGACCCGCAAGCGTATGTAATCGATAAGAGTCACCGAGATAACTTTAACAATGTGATAATTGTCTTACCTAAATTACTAGATGATCGACTTTCACATTCGATGGTTCATTCCATAACTGGAGGTGGTCCGTATGTGGCAAGGCACAGACACCTTGCAGCCACGTAACGTCGAGCAGATGTAACGCAGGCAAACCAATTTCAAGTCATCTCCAATGACATTTAGCCTCTTAACTGAGGCATTTTTTTGTGCTACACTTTAACCACCACAACTAACCTCGTGACATCATGTTAACGTCTACACTTACCGAACTTCTGAAAACGACCAATCGCGAACAGATGAAAGATGTCGCGACGTCAATACCTGGTCACGTTTTAGCGTTTGACCCAGTCACGCAGCGCGCCCAAATTCAAATAGGTGTAAGACGTATCGACGTAAAAGGCGTGGAGTTCACACCACCACCACTGATCGAAGTGCCCGTTTATTTTTCAGGTAGTGCTAATCATCATATTGAATGTGAAATTAACGCAGGTGACGAAGGTTTAATTTTATTTTCACAGCGTTGTATCGACGGATGGAAAACGACAGGCGGTGTAGCTAATAACCCAATTTTACGTTTTCACGACATATCGGATGCGATGTTTTTACCGGGTTTCAGGTCTTCACACACTGCGATTACTGATTTTGCAAACAACGGTATCCGCACACGCAATAAGTCAGGTACTCACTATATTTGGCTTAAGAAAGACGGAACAATCACCACCGTGAACGATAACTCGTCGGTGACACAATCACCCGACGGAGCGATATCTATTGTCAACAATGGTGGGTCGATTACTCTAAGCGCTGGCGGTGCTTTCAATGGTGAATTTACATCGTTCAACGTTAACTCACCGTCATTCACACACAACGGCGTTAACGTTGGTGATACACATAAACACGCGAAAGGTACTTACAAAGACGCCGAAAACCGCCCATTATTGAGCGGTAACTCAGAGGTTCCATCATAATGACAGTGAGAATAATAGACTCAGAGACTGGCGATATAGTCACGAGTGGTAGACAGTTTACGGGTGGAGTGGAGGAAGTCGCGCAAACGGTTAAGACTCGACTACGTTTATACCTCGGCGAGTATTTTCGAGATATAAACGACGGCACGCCGTGGTGGGAGTCTATCCTAGGGAAAGAAGGAACGTTGTCAAGTAAGGAAGCGGCAATAAAAAACCGTATTGTCAGGACCGACGGTGTCGTGCGTTTAGTATCGTTCTCTACTGACTTTGACATAAATACTCGTGTTTATACCGTGAACGCTGGTATACTTACTAAATTTGGTGTAACGGAGCTAATAGTTACCAATGGCTAGTTTAACGCCGACGGGCTACGTATTAAAAACGCAAAACGACTGGTACGCTCAAGAACTTCAGTTGTACCTTGACATTGACCCAAAATGGAATTTAGACCCGTCGACACCCGATGGGCTTAAACTCGCTTCGGACGCTGAAATATGGGCCAATCTCGACGAACTCGGTCAGCAAGCTTATAACTCAAAGGACCCGAACAAAGCTAAAGGTAATGATTTAGATGTGGTCTGTTCACTCACTGGATCGGAACGTGACGCGGGTACACCGTCTAATGTGGTATTAACGTTGACGGGTGTACCTGGAACTATAATCACTGCAGGTAAACTTGTCGAGTCGACAGTCGATAAGGCTCAATGGTCGATTGACGCTGACGTTACCGTCGGAGTAGGTGGGACAGTTGAGGCTAACGCCACTTGTACTGTAAACGGGGCTACTCAAGCCAGTATAGGAACGTTAACTCGTATAGTATCGACCGTGGGTGGCTGGCAAGCCGTGACAAATAACATAACGGCAGTGTCGGGCACTAATCGCCAAACTGACGCGTCTTTACGTCTCGAACGTGCTAAAACTGTCGGCCGAGTGGGTAATAATCAAATCGACTCGATGTTGGGTGAGTTAGGTGCCACGTTAAATGTACGTAAGTTTAAAATATTCGAGAATGACGAAAATACAGTGCAGGTCATCACTGGATTACCTCCACACAGTATAGCGCCTGTCGTTGACGGTGGCACCGACGAGGATGTCGCTTTATCGATATACCTTAAGAAAAACCCAGGTGTGTTATTATATGCTGTTGGTACGTCAGTTCAAATCAACGTGCAGTCACCTAAATACCCTCAACAATCTAAACTAATAACGTTTAGTCGTCCGATATACGTAGACATCACGGTTGGCGTGACTATTCAGAATGACGGTACGTTACCTATCGACGCTGACGAGTTAATAAAGGAAGCAATATTACAGTATTCTACAGGTGAGCTAGTCGGTGCCGATTGCGGGTTTAACTCGAGAGGTTTCGACATAGGTGAATACGTGGCTATAAGTCGAATGTATACTCCTATTAACCACGTGATTGGCGTATACGGTAACAGTTACGTTACTGATTTAACTTTGAACGCGGGTGGCGTTAATATTCCTATCGCGTTCAACGAGTTGTCGAAATGGACTGACGCTAATATAACGGTGACGATAAATGCCTAACCGAATTTATGCACAGTATAAAGACAAACCGAAAGCTGTCGCCTGGTACGGCATCACACCGACTTTAGCGTTAGAATTATCTGACGTGTACGAACTAGTGAGGGTGAGTTATAACATCGACACTGTAGGTAGCGGGCAACTTGACGTAATTGGTCAAATCGTTGTCATTGATAAACCTTACAACTCTGTGAACGATTTAGAGACTTACAGAGCATTATTAAGGTCTAAAATAGTTAAAAATACCAGTGACGCAACCATAGACGGTATAATAAAAGCGATGCAATTTATCGTTCCTGATAATATCGTCACTGTGAGTGATTTTGAAGATATGTCGATGGACGTTGCGTTCGGCTTATCGCTCACACCTGCTAAAATAGACATACTAAACAGTTTTAACCTTGTACCTAAACCACAGGGTGTTAGATTTAAGGGGTACGCCGTGTTACCATTAAGTACTATTTACGGTGCTGACGATGCACAATATGGTAATGACGACGACCAATACGGATTTTATTTTGGGGGTTCATAATGAGTTTAAAGATATGGGATTTTTTCAATCCTAGGGCCACGCCGCCCGACGCTAATTACACTAATGGTTCAATCAAAGACAGATCGTTACCTGGCGTGTTAGACGGTACGCCGTTAGTCGCTGCTGACCGTAACGATTTAATAGGGTTCACCGACGCTTTATTGATTGCGGGTAGCGTTACAGCCAGCGGAGTACCAGACACAGCGCAGGCGTCCGACAGACTCGAAGCTTTGTTAAATGTGATATCACTATATGAGCCTATTAGTGGTGGTGGGGTATTAGAAGTCAATCGCAAGTATTTAATACTTGACGCTGGTACGTACACGTTACCGGACACAACAGATTTAGTAATTAAGGACCGAGTCGATTTAATGCGCCTCGTGTCTGTGTTGCCCGTCATACAAGTGGACGGGTCGAATAGTGAGGTGATTAAATACTACAAACCCACTAATGGGCTATTATCTCAAACTGACACGTCAGCGTCTTATAACGTGTTTTCACCTATAAGTTTTGTATTTAATACAGACTGGGAGTTATAAAAAATGATAGATATGCGAGCGGGACTTGGTGGTGGGTCTGGTTTTAAAATTAACGAAGTACCCGCACCGGTCAACTTAACTGGTTCGACAGCGGGCGTTATATATACTCTTAACCCTGGTGTCGGTAACATAGCTCGTCTAAATTATTTAGCTATACTAGCGACGAGCGGTACTGCGACTAACATAACGGTCAAATTTGGGACACGCATCGTCATAAATAATAAAACGGTCGGTTCAATATTCGGCACATCGGCGCAGTTATTTAACACCGTGGGTAGGGGTAATAATATGTTGGTTGAGCAAATCGAAGGTTTAGAAGGTGAAATACTCACAATCGAAGCTGGAGCGACGGTTTCTAATCCGTTACACGTCGGTGCAGTGGTCGGGAGTTATAAGTGATGAGATATTACGAATGTATCGACGACGAGTGGTTTGAACTACCAGAATCTGATCTCGTTCAAGGGAAAACATATAAAACATCATATGATGGTGGTTGGTATGTGATAGCTATTTATAATCCACCGACTGAGGGTGACATGTCATGATTAAGTTAATATTTACTTTTATAATGCTAATTAGTTTCAATTCTGTCGCTTACGATAGAATTGTACAGGCCGGTGAGATACCTATCCCGAGATTAGAGACGGGCGATGTCGTTCAACTGACGGGGTTCAACCAAACTGAGTTTAACGTCGAAGTGACTATGTTGCGACCGATAACGATGAGCGGTGGCGCATGGTCTGCTGACTATTTTAACGGTAAAGTTGTCACGTCAGATAATCAAATTATGAACCCGTCAGGTGTCATTTGGGACGTGGCGGTAATGTCACACGGGGTTTATGATAGGTCGTCGCATTCTTTCGTTGACGCGTCTATGTTTGAGTTTATGGCACCGTCCTCAACGACAAACATATCTATAAGGTTCAAAAGTAACGGTGGGATAGACCTAATCGACCAGGGCGGTCGTTTAACTAATGAAATTGATAACGGAAGCATGACATGGTTGACACCGGCCACGCAGGTTAACATGTCACTTTACGAGTTTAAATGGTCTGTTAATACGGTTCACGGTGGTGCTGACGGCGCAGGTGGTTATGTCGGTAATGACGTGTATCAAACTATGAGTGACAGTAAAAGCGTTAATATAGACGTGTCTGGTGCTGAAAGATTCTACAGCAATCGGTTTACTATGCGTGCCAAGTTTGACCACTCTTTAAGTTATTCCGGCGAGTTTTATGTCGGGTATAAAGCGATCCCCAGGGTGCCACCTGTGGAATTATCGTTATTACCTAATGATATAATCAAAGCGTCGGGTGATGTGGTGATGTGGCCTAGCGATAGTGACGGTTTTACTGTAGAAATAGAAGGTGTTAAATATCCTTTCACCTCACCACCTACGTCGTCCGTCGAGAACAGGACAGGATATTACCAGGTGAAATACAAGCCTGTAGCAGGATCTATAGTTGACGGTTCACAGGGTGCGGCTTATTACGTTGAAGTCGACACGTGGACGACACTAGGTGGCGGTAATGAGATATGGTTAACAGGTAAGGGTCGGTTTGAACTTTCATTTAGAGAGCGTCAGTTCCCCAGTGAAAATATAAACTCTAAATATGTTGATATAGTGGACGCCGTTGTCGTTGCAGGTGTAGTGCCGTCGAACCCGTTATTAACGGGTCAATATGTTAAGTTATCCGGTTTCAACGATGAAACATTAAATGGATCAGTTGTAAAAATGCTTAGACCGATAACGATGAGCGGTGGCGCATGGTCCGCTGACTATTTTAACGGTAAAACAATCGACGGTAATATTATATCGAACCCGGTAGGTAACGTCTGGGACGTTGCCGAGTTCGTTGTCAAATAACTAACCACCCACGCAAAGGCGATGCTCTACGCGTCGCCTTTCCCATATCCCATAGCAGCCGTTCGAACGTACTGAACAGTCACGTTTATCGACGTATTTCCAACGTAATAACTGATCACACGCACCTCGTATGTTACCCGATGCTAACATTTTATACCCTGTCGAGGTACTACACGCACCGACGCCCACGTTATAGCAGAAATCAGCCCACGCGATTATCACGTTATCGGGTAACTGGTACGGTAGACGCTCAAGCGGCTTTGCGTGTTCAATTAACTCTCTCATTAACGCCGTGTCACATTCCTCGACCGTTGCGATAGTACCGGGTTTAACACCTTTGGTTCGACCATAGCAATCAGTCCACACGCCGCCCACGTCCAAATAGGGTTCTGTTTTTAAACCTTCGTGTGCTGCAGTAAGTGCCAATGCTGCGATCAAGGTCCCGCCTATTAATTTATTTCTCATATTTGTTCACCTTATGTGATATTATTAATATATATAGTAGCATAAACCCACAATTGGAGTAATTATCATGACGGACGCAAGCAAACCGACTTTACCAGTAAAGCAAAAAGACAGCTCGACACCGGTTAAAAAAACTAAATAGATGGACTATCTACTCTGTATCTCAGCGTTATTTTTAGTGTTGAGTAAATATGAGAAACACCGTACGCCTTGGTTAATACTATGCGTAATGTCGTTCGCACTTTGGGTTAACGTCCAGCTGTGTGACGTTGAAGGTGTTGTACTGTATTGGCACAGAGCTTTAATAGTTACAGCGGCCGGGGTGTTGCTTTTAAAGAACGCCTCGGTTTTAGCATTTTATCAAGCCATAGTATTACTTGCCACACTCGTAACATATGCAGCGCTTGCGTATGATGTTGCACATGGACGGCACATTCTCATTTATAATAATTACGAGGCGTTTATATATGGATTGGTTGGATGTCAACTTCTTGGAATTTTTCCAACATTATGGGCTGCTTATCGTGATTTTAATTCAAGTCGTCGCGCTGGGCTGGTCAATATACAAAGGTATAACAGAACATGAGCATACACACTCCAGATGCGGGCAATGTGGGGATTACAAGCTCGGGCGGGATCGCCGTGGCGACGACGGCTAGTGGTGCAGTTGGTTGGATAAATGAGAACGCCGTTATAATCGGTTTAACGTTATCACTCGTGTCGTTATTGGTGGGTATTTATTTTAAGATACGTTCAGAGCGTAAAAACCATGACATAGTTGAGCGTCATCATCAGGAAGCGCTACAACTCCAACGTGAACAAATGAAAGCTGAACTAACGCAAAATGCGCAAGCTCATGAAGCGTTACGCATTGAATTAATAAAAGTGATGAGTGCTAAAGGTGACGGCGATCAATAACGCCGCGACCAATCTGTTTAACGTGTTTAACTAGTTTACGAATTTGTCGACTAGTGGGTTTAGTTTTGAAATGGTCAGCGTACAACACACCTTCGGCCGACATTACAAACCGCCAAAAACAAACAGTACCCTCGTATGGAGGTAACTTACCGTTCCAGTCTTGATAATAGTCGACACTGTAACTTACTTTATTTACGTTCATCGTTTAACCCCGTTTAATGCGTCCTCAAGATAACCCAAACCCTTACCGCCGTTTTCAGCTTTCAACATGAACGGTGTACGACCACTATCAAGCTCGTGAAGTATTACTCGATGTGCTTCGGTCAGTGCGAGTTGTAAACTTAATGATGATGCTAATAGTACGGCCATTTTTTCAGTGCGTATATTATCCGCAATAACTGGTTTACCCTTTCCGCTTGCGCTCATATCGAGAATAGCCCAGCGACCCAATCTATCGTTTTTAGGTACAGCTTTCAATTCCATCTTATATCACCTCAGTGTAAGCGCCCCGATACGAAGCGCTCCGATACCGTTAAGATTAGACTACTTTGACACGCCCGTCAAGAGTGGTTTAACTAACTTTTCAGCTTGTTCGACGTAATAGTCGTAATTAACCGTCGAGCGGTCAAAGTTCGCCACGTTCGAACAGTCCGTCACACGCCAACCGACACAAATACCCATTTCGCGCTTATCGTGTTTGGACTTGTTCTTCGTGTGGATCCGTTCGTCGTGTGGTATACGCATAGAATCAAGCTCGTAACGCACACCATCGTACTCTATAGCGTTGCTGGATGGTACGCCACCAATAGCATCAAGATTATCTATCCACGATTGTAACTCGACAACTACTTGGTTATATAGCGCGTCACTGACTTTAGCGGCGCGTTTCCATGTGCCAGGTTCGCCCGTTGGGGGTGCAATTTTATGAAGTGTTCCACCGCTGTTCGACACGTAGTAACGTATAATCGTGGCGAGTGGTATTTCCACATTGTCATATTCAGTCCAACGCATAACGAGACGGTTCGAGCGTGGCACCTTGGCGCGACACATGAAATCGTAATCGTCATCGTGATTCATTATGAATGTGCGAATATCCTCACCACGTACTAACGCAGCTTCGGCCGCTTTGGCAATAACGAGTTGTGAGGGGTCTTTACCGTAAGGTACTTCACGCGTGCCGGGGTTCTGATCCATGCGTTCGTGTGCGTACGCACCTATTCGTTTTAATTTACCACTTTCGTACTCGGCAATATACGAGTTAACATCACGAATAAACATGCGACTATATTGGGCTTCTTCAAGTTCAAGACATGTTAGATTTTCCCACCATTTACACAGCGCTCGAGTATGTTCGATATACTCACGTGGGCAAAAATACGTTATGCCGTCCGTGTTAGCTTGGATCATTTCAAGACCCGGTATTTTAATCATCTGTTCAACGAGCATACATAACAATAACTGACCGTTAAGTGTAATGCTCATCGTGAACTTAGGATCGAGGAAAACGCTATAAGCGTTGTTACTATTACCATAGTTGGCGTTCAATGCCTCTTTGTATGCGTTATTTTCGGCGGTGCCTTTGGCGTATGTTTTACGCGTGTGATATACACCCTCGTACGCATCACAAAACGCCTCACCTAAATGGTCAGCGTAAAGACGGTTCTTAATTGCCAGGTTAGGATAGAACGACGCGACATCGACATCGATGATCTGGTGTGTGGCGTTTGACTCGAACACACGGGCCTCGACGCTCGCATGGATACCACCTGTGCCGAAATAGTATTTAAGGCCGTTAACGTCGGCGTTAAGCCCTTTAAATACACCCTTAGTTTCGGTGATCGTCTTACTGGCTAGATACGTGCGAACAGCTTCGAACTCGGGACGCTCAAATTTAACGTATGGGAAAATACACTCGGCGAGGTCAATCGACGGGCGTATGGTTTGGCGTTTATGTTTTCGCCCATTTATTTTGTCGAAAAATTGAATACCCGCTTTCTCACACTCGTGAATGAGGATATCACCGCCCATCTTAGTGTTTGAGTGATTAAGAAAATTCTTACCAAAAGTATACGATAATTCTTCACGTAATTTAATCTGAGTCAATGAACGAACGTAGAACCGAATCGTGGCTATAACGTCGTGTTCGTTATATGTGTGTAGTACTTCAATTTCGTCACGCGTTAAAACGGTCCCGACGGGGAACGGTAAATCCTCAATGTTGTCCATACGCATGGCAATTTCAAGCGCTTTAAGACTCGTCGGTTCGGTTCCTGTGACTGGGTTCTCTTTGTTATAATGCCACACCATGATCAAATCTAGCTGTTCAAATAAACGGTCGTTATCCCACACCTGCAACGCGAACTTTTCGTCCTTTGTACCTTTTATTAACTTCATAGCTAGATCATAAATAACGAGGGGATCGTTAATCTGACCCATTACAATAAGGTGCAACACAGGGTAATCGAACCCTACGTTATTGTAACCAACACCACGGGCGCCACACGCCTTTAATGCGTAAACAAACTCAATCAGCGCAGTTGAATCGTCGACAAACTCGCTAATCTCAAAACGCCAACGTGTATCAGTAGCGATGTGGATAAACCGACACGTGAACGCGTTCGGGTAAGTTTCGTCGTCGTATGCGTAATCACGTGGGTTAACGATCGCTTGTTTTGAAAACTGTTCGGGTGCGCCGCAATGTGGACAGTGTGTCATATCACCTGGGAACACCTTACCGCACCCGTTTAGGTCGTCACACTGCGATAAGTATTTCATAAATCTGACTCCTTGACGAACGTACCGTTAATCATCTGACCTTTACGGTCTTTAATGTCATCATATGCACTCGATAGACATGACGCCATGGTGTAACCTTCGCGCTCTGCTATGTTATCAAGCACAACATTAATATCGCCTATAGCGTCAGGTAAACCCGACCCGTCACACGTCTTAATTCGTCCGGCACTATTTAAACTCAATGTCATCTGTATTATTTGCATGGTCGCGACGTCCGGTGTGATACCTGGGTGTAACGACATGTAAAGCTCGATCGTTTCCTCTAGTAGTTTTTTAAACTGGACTTGACTTGTCGTACCATCGATTAGGTTGCGGTCGTAATGCCACTGCGTAAATCGCTCGAACAGTACAGGTAATGTCGCGTTGCTTAGTTGGTTGTTAATCATAATCACCTCAAATTAAAAACCCCGCCGAAGCGGGGCGTGTCGTTAAATTAAGCGAGTGTTAAACCTGCTAAGTGCGCTTCAGTCCAACCTGGCATTGCGAGCAATTGTGAACGGGTAAACACCTGACCGTTGACGTTATAACTTTGCTCTGTCGCCACGACTGGTGGTGGTGGTGGTGGCGTCGCGTTACCTGGTGTTTGTGGTTGCACTAGGTCGTGAGCCGGCGTAACAGGTGCGCTCGCTTGTGGCGGTGGCGTTGTGGCTGCTTGCACTGGTGCACTTGGTGCTTGTTGCGCTTGACCTGCGTTAGGTAGTGTTCCACCTTGAACGCCTGCAAACGCTGCTTTAGGGTCGAACGCCGCTTCGCTGATAATTTCTTCACCTTTCTCGGCGAACATTAACGCTTCGATGTTCTGATACATGCCCGCATTAGTTTTAACCGTCGCAGCACCGTTGAACACAGTCGACGCGCTAATGTGGAACCAATCGCCGCGGTTGAACGCATTAGGGTTGATAATCGGCTGGTAGTTACCGTCATACAGACCAACTGGGCCGATTGTTTTGTAACGTGTGAACTTGATTAACATGTGTCCAGCTGGATACGAAGGTTTACCTTTGTTTTGTGGGTTTTCCGGTGCGTCGCAATCTTCGGTTTTCCAATTGAAGCCCGCTTGACCACATAACGCAGCAGTACAACGCGGGTCGTTAGCTGCGCAACCATACATTGCGTTCCAAATCGCATCCCACGCAGCGCCCTTCGGTACTGCGAAACCCATGAACCAATGATGTTTAGATTCGTCAGGTTGCGGTTTACCTTCGTGGTCTTTGGTATTTAACATCGTTGGTGAACCCATCACTAAACGACCTTTGAACACTGGATATTGAACTTTAGACATTTGTATTACCTCTGAGTGTTGCGCCCCGTGGAGCGCGTTAAATTGATTACTGATTGTGTTGCTTTCTAAAAATGTTTCGCGCCTTAGCGCCGTTATCCTCGACAAGCTTTAAACCTGTCATTGGAGTTTCACTATACAGTTCAATGACGGTTGCGTCAATACCTTTTTTAAGAACTTGTGCGGGGGTGTCTAAATCGACAGGTTTACGCACATCAACGCCCATTAAATCGCCCATCATGATCACTTCGTCGACGGGCGTGTCTTTACGCCAACGTTTACGCCCGTAACCCGTTTCACCCGTGAAACCTGGAATTGATTTACCGTTGCGTATTTCACCGAGCGCTTGTTCTTCGAGTCCACTCAATCGCGCTTTTAACATGCGCTCTGCGCGTTTTAAAATACGCAACTCAAGCGCCAGGTGATGACCGGTTAAAGATACACCTTCGGCATTACCAACATAATCAACACCACTATAAGCGCCTTGTTGCAGCGTGTCACAAGCGTAACGTGCTGGGCAATACTCACATTGTCGGCCAACTTTGCATGTCGCGTCGTCACTGTATGATTCTTCGGCTGCAGCTTTCACAGTGTTGATGTAACTACGCAAGTCGGACGCTTTACAGTCCCACACGTTCGTTGTGCCGTCACTACGAAATGACCGAGGTTGTGACACACGTAACGATACGTTAATGTTTTGATCCATGTGACCGTCAATGTTAAGTTGGTCGAGTATGCCCGCGATATACGTGATTAACTGCCAGTTTTCGAACGCGTCGACTTTACGATGACCGAACTTAGCATCCCAAACGTAAATCGTGGCCGACGACTTATCGAATAACCAACAGTCAACATAACCGTACATTTCTGGGTAAATACACGATAAGTCAAGGTGTTCTTCGATATGTAAATCGCGTAATGTTCCATGTATATTAGCAACACGTAACACGTCGTTCGAGTATTCTAGCGCACCGTCGTAAATCTCATCGGTGATCACAATATTGTCACGACTCAACGTTCCGACAACGTGACCCGACGATACGAGTTCAGTGCTGGTTGATTTAAACGATTCGAGTATTCGCTGTGCTACTTCATGGAACGCGCGCCCTTCGAGGCGCGCCTCCGATGTACCTTCACCACTTTCAATTGCGGGGAATTGTTGGGACAGCTTGACGCTGCCCGTACAGTTCACCCACGTATCGGCACCAGATGCTAATAATGGGGATTTATTCATAATAATTTCACCAATGCAGCGTGTACCTGTGGTATTAGGTCAGTACGTGAAGCTAATAGTGGTATTGATTTAATACCGTTATCGTTAAGCACTTTATTAACAGATTCGGACGTCAATTTTTTGTTGTTGCTCGTGATGAACTTCATCAACTGCGCGAAGTTAGTCGGCGCGTCAGCGACAGGTGGTACTA